AAAAGATGGATATAAATATAATTATTCATGAAGCTAAACATTATTGGAGAGATCATAAAAAAGTAGTGATCGGTGTTGCGGCTTTAATAGTAATTTTGCTAATAATATAAAATGAGAGTACAGATCCCTTATACCCCAAGAACGCTACAAGCGGAGTTACATAAAAACTTGGATCAGTATAGGTTCGCTGTATTATCTTGTCATAGAAGATTTGGGAAAAGTGTAGCGATTATTAATCACTTAATAAGAGCTGCACTTACCCATAAAATGAAAAATCCTAGGTTTGCCTATATAGCACCAACTTACAAACAGGCTAAAAGCATAGCCTGGGATTATATGAAAATGTTTGCGGGTGGAATACCTGGAGTTAAGTTTCATGAAACAGAATTAAGATGCGATATGCCGAATGGCAGCCGTATCACTTTGTTATCTTCTGAACAGCCAGATAGCTTAAGGGGATTATTCCTTGACGGAGTTTGTATCGATGAGGTGGCTCAAATAGATCCAAGGTTATGGAATGAAATAATAAGACCCGCACTTTCCGATAGGAAGGGGTTTTGTTATTTTATAGGTACGCCAGCGGGTATGAGTAATATTTTTTATGATTTATACCAGCACGCTTTATCAGATGATAAGTGGTTAGCTTATACGGCTAAAGCCAGCGAGACTAAAATTATCGACCAGGAAGAACTCGATGCTGCCAAATCCCAAATGGGAGAGGCAAAATATAAACAAGAATTTGAGTGCGATTGGATTGCAAATATCGAAGGATCCGTATATGGAGATATTATTAAATCGCTTGAAGAAAAAAAACAATTAACGAGAATTGCTTATGACCCAAGTGCATTAGTTCATACCGCTTGGGATTTAGGTGTCGATGATAGTACGGCAATCGTTTTTTTTCAGCAAATTGGAAACCAGATTTTGGTTATAGATTTTTATGAAAATAACCGAGAAGGGTTGCCGCATTATATCCAGGTGGTGAAAGATAAGGATTATGTTTATGGAGATCATTTTGCACCCCACGATATTGAGGTTACAGAATTTTCCACAGGTAAGACCAGACGAGAGGTAGCTTACCAATTAGGAATAAGGTTTAAAATTTTACCTAAAATAAATTTAGAGGATGGGATCCATAATTTAAAAATGGTTTTACCTAAGTGTTGGTTCGATATAGAAAACACAAAACCATTAATAGATGCGTTAAGACACCATCATCGAAAATATAACGAGAAGATGAAAATGTTTAGTAATAAACCTGTAAAAGATTGGAGTTCTCATGCTTGCGATGCAATGAGATATTTAGCTTTAGGAATTACTGAATTACCAAAAAACAAAATGGCGGCTCAAAAATTAGCTGTCAATGATTATACAATACACGGAGAATAATATGGGTTTTTTAAAACCAACAATACCAGCGATGCCAGCCATTCCAGAAGTTAAACCTTTACCAGCTGCACCGAGTTATGAAGATACGGATAGAGCAGCTGCGGCAAAAGCAAAAACAGATAAAATTAGAGCTAGTCGAATAGGAAGATCCGCAACCATTTTAACATCCGCTAAAGGTTTAGAGGATGACGAATATTCAACAAAGAAAACTTTATTAGGAGGATAGTATGGGAGGAGTAGCAAGAGTAATATCACCACCAAAACCACCTGCACCGCCAGCAGCCGTTTATACGCCAGCTCCAACTAAAGCTGAGGTATCACAAGTATCATCAACAGATGCAAGTGGAATGCTTAAAGGTAAAGGGAGATCAAGCACAATTTTAACAGGTGCAAAAGGTTTAGGCGATAACGCATTAACAACAACGAAGAAATCACTACTGGGAGGATAGATGGCTATAGAACCAAAAGCAAAAATGATTATTGAGAGATATAAAACTCTCAAAGCAAAAAGAGTTACCTGGGAAGATCATTGGCAAGATATTGCTGATTATTTCTTACCAAGAAAATCGAATATCACAATGAAACATACTAAAGGTGATAAAAGGCACGATCAGATTTATGATGGTACAGCCACTCACGCTTTAGAATTATTATCAGCGAGTTTAAATGGTATGCTAACCAATACGATTTCTCCGTGGTTTATATTAAAATATAGAAATGATTTAACAAACGAAGATGATACCGCTAAAGAATGGCTGGAAAACTGTGCAAAGATTATGCAACAAGTTTTTTCAAGATCTAATTTTCAACAAGAAATATTTGAATTATACCATGAGCTGTTGGCTTTCGGTACTTCTGCAATGTTTATTACCGATGATGCGAAGGATGATTTAAGATTTAAAACTATTCATATTTCTGAAATTTTTATTACAGAAAATGAAAAAGGATTAGTCGATAGCTTAACAAGAAGATTTAATATTCAAAATAAAAATATTCCATTATTATATCCAGAAGCTGAATTACCAAGAGCGATTATAGCGGATATAGATAAAGCTCCACACGATGACGCTGTTATTTTACACTCGATTTATCCTAACGAAGTTAAGATGGGATATGACAATAGTAAAAATATGGATTGGGTTTCTTGTCATGTTCATGAAAAAACAGGTACTCTATTAAAGGAAAGTGGTTTTAAAGAATTTCCTTATGTAGTTCCAAGATATTTAAAAACTTCATCCAATGAGATTTATGGCAGATCGCCAGCGATGAATGCTTTACCAGATACGAAGATGTTAAATACCATGTCTAAAGTATCGATTAAAGCAGCTCAAAAACAAATCGACCCACCTTTAATGGTTCCCGATGATGGTTTTATTTTACCGATTAGAACAGTACCCGGTGGATTAAACTTCTATCGATCTGGAACGAGAGAGAGAATTGAACCATTACAAATTGGATCTAATAATCCTGTGGGTATTCAAATGGAAGATCAAAGAAGAAAAGCAATTAGAGAAAACTTCTTTGTGGATCAATTAATGACAGTACAGGGTCAAAACATGACAGCAACAGAAGTCATGCAGCGTACTGAAGAAAAAATGAGATTACTGGGTCCCGTATTAGGCAGACTTCAATCTGAATTATTACAACCCCTTATTACAAGATCTTTTAATTTATTATTTAAAAATGGTAAATTTCCAGAGCCACCAGAAATGTTAGGCAACCAGGATATTGAAATTGAATATGTATCTCCATTAGCGAAAGCTCAAAAGACACAAGAGCTTTCATCGATTATGAGAGGGATGGAAATATTTGGTTCCATGCAAAATATTGCACCAGTATTTGATTACATAGACATAGATGGTTTAGTTAGTCATGTTCAAGATGTTTTGGGATTACCCGCTAAAATTATGAGATCAAAAGGAGAAGTTCAGCAAATCCAACAACAAAAACAACAACAACAAATGGAGCAAATGCAACTTCAACAAGCTCAACAAGTCGCTGAGGCAGCGGGTAAAGTAGCTCCCGCTCTGAAAGTGGCTAATGAATAAAGATGATTTAAAGCAATTACTTATTGCTTACAAACAAGTTTTTGAATCTGACCACGGCAAAAAAGTTTTGGAAGATTTGGAAAAAAGATGCAGCTATCATTCAACTACTCACATTAAGGGAGATAGTCATGAGAGTGCATTTTTAGAAGGCACAAGATCGGTGATCTTGTTTATTAAAAATATGCTTAACAAAAAAGGAGAATAACTATGTCAAGCGAAAATCAAGAGGTAGCAACACCTGTAGCTCAACCAGAGCAACAAAATTCGGTGTTGTCTGGAGACCCTAAAACAGAAACTCCACAAGCAATAACAGATTGGAAAGCAAGCCTATCTGAAGAAGTAAGATCTGATAAATCTTTAGAAAATATTAAAGATATAGAAGGTTTAGCAAAATCTTATGTCCATGCACAGAAAATGGTTGGAGCGGATAAAATTCCAGTTCCAAACAAATATGCAACGGATAAAGATTGGGATGCCGTTTATGAAAAACTAGGCAGACCCAAATCTGCGGATGGATATAAATTTGACTTACCACAAGATAAAAAGGTGGATGAAGTATCATTAAAAGAATTTTCAACCCAAGCTCATAAGCTAGGATTACTTCCTGGACAAGCTCAAGGGATGGTAAAATTCTATAATGAAATGACGGCTAAATCTTTGCAAGATGCTGATGGTAAAGCTCTTGCTGCTAGAGAAGCAAGTGAAAAAGCTCTCAAGCAAGAATTTGGTCAAGCTTACGATCAAAAAGTTACACAAGCAGCAACCTTAGCAAAATCGGTTGGTGCAACTGACATTTTAAATCGTAATTTAGAAGATGGAACCAAATTAGGAGACCATCCAGATATGATTAAAGTATTTGCTCAATTAGCAAGTAAAATGGGGGAAGATAGCATTGTTCAAGCATCGGGACCCACATATCTAACGCCTTCTCAAATCGAGAAACAAATTGGAGAACTGACACAAACTGGTTCGGCTTATTGGGATAAAAACCATCCAAATCATACAGTAGCAGTTCAAGAAGTTTTAGCTTTACGAGATAAAAAAAATAACGTATAGCTGAAAATAGTTAGGATAATCGAAAGACCCTAGTTGACACTATGAAAGTATAGGTTCCAGGAGAACTAAAATCGAGGAGCGACCCGTAAGGATAATCATCCGCTTAACAATAACATAAACTATAAAACAGGAGGAACTTATAATGAGTTCACAAATAACAACTTCTTTTGTAGAGCAGTATAGTTCAAACGTAGCTATGCTTTCTCAACAAATGGGAAGTAAACTAAGATCTTCTGTTGATGTGGAAAAAGTTACTGGGAAAAACGCTTTCTTCGATCAAGTCGGAGCAACAGCTGCTCAATTAAGAACGAGCAGACATGGCGATACACCTCAGATAGACACGCCACACAGTAGAAGAAGATTGAGCTTAGCAGACTATGAATGGGCTGATCTTGTTGACGATGTTGACAAGGTTAGAATGCTTGTAGATCCTACTAGCTCATACGCAAGAGCCGCAGCGGCAGCGATGAACAGAGCAATGGATGACGTTATTATAACTGCATTCAACGCATCTGCATCAACTGGTGTTGCTGGTGGTTCATCTACGGCTTTACCTTCTGGACAAAAAACAGCGACTTCAGACCAATCAGATGGTTTGACGATTGCTAAACTTTTGGCTGCGAAGAAAATCCTAGATAATAACGATGTAGATCCTTCTTTAAGAAGATACCTCGTTTGCGGACCTCAACAGATCTCAGATCTATTAGGTACTACACAGGTTACTAGCTCGGACTACAATAGTGTTCGTGCATTAGCAACTGGAGCTGTAAATACCTTCTTAGGTTTTGAGTTCATAATGTCAACTAGACTGAACAAGGATGCA